CTCCCCTCCAGAAAGGACTGACTATGAAAACATTTCTATCACATGTGCTATCGTTTTTTCTGCTCCTCGGGGCACTTTATTGTGTCTCCTTCGGGATAGATGCGATGCACTTGATCAAAGAAAGGTTCCGTGGGCCAGCCTTCTTGGATGTGGGAAGAGTTCCGTCTACATCTTCATCATCTGCTACAGATGTTACACGCCTTCAGCAAGCGTGTGGTGAAGATGCTGAGTCTGAGTGCACGTTACCAAACCAAGGTAACGTCGTTATGCGCTCAGGTCTCGGCCTCAAAGCCAATTCGGCATTGAGAATGGGGGTTGACTAGTATGGTCGCCCCTGTAACGGGTCCTTTCACAGTTGTGGAGGATTTCGCGAAGTTCTATCGTATTAAGACTGGCTATAAACAAACCAAGCCTTTTACTTTGCCGACAGCATATCACCTGAGAATTGGTGAACGGCTGAAGGCGACAGGAAGTCTGGAAACCAGGACTAGCATATACACTCCGACGCAAGATCTCGAGCAACGCATCTTCGATAGCGTTGCTTTGAATCAAGCTAAGATTCATGCATATGACAAGCTGAAGTCCCAGATTTCTGATAGAGCTTCAATGGGTGAGAATGTGCTCCAATTCCGAAAGTCCCTTGGGACGATTACGAATCGAGCATTGCAGCTCTACGACTTTACGCGCGCAGTTAAGAGAGGGAACTTAGGCGTTGCCGCTGAAATCCTACGGACTCCGATGCCTCGAAAGAAGCATCCTGTCAAGGAACAGGCGAACAATTGGCTTGAGTTCCACCTTGGTATTGCGCCGGTGGTCGGAGATATTTACGCTGCGCTGGATGTATTGCAGAATCCGATTAAGCATGCTAAGGCAAAAGGTCGTGGCAAGAACTTCTTTGAATTAAAGAAAACTTCTGCCAATGATTTTAGCCCAGGCTTGCAGCATTGGAAAGCTGATATACGCGTCCAGTATCAGGCTGAAGTTGCGATTAGCAACCCAAACCTGTATCTCGCCAATACGCTCGGGATTACTAACCCGGCGGTGGTCTTGTGGCAGATGATCCCGTTGAGCTTTGTGCTTGACTGGTTCGTCAATATGGAGCAGTTCCTTGGGACAGCTTCTGACTTTTTGGGTCTTACCGTCCTAAATGCGTCTACCACTTGTTCGTGGAACGGCACTTTTCAGGAAATTTGGAACACCTACGGGTGGGAGCAAGTTATCCGTGCCGCTGGTACTAAGAGGGAATTAGGTCTTACACTCCCTAGTCTCTCTCTGCGACCCTATAAGGCAACCTCCTGGCAACGCGGTTTAACTGCCGCTTCTCTGCTGGTTGGAAGCCTGAAGAGTCTCGATCAGACTAATTACCACCATGAGAGACGACACCTGAAGTACTTTAAGTTCGATAAGAACTTGCAGTCTACGGTGGCGCCGCCTTATGATTGGGCGTTGGAACGACGAGCTCGTAGGAGTTAACAAATGTGTTGCTCGATTAACCTTTCCATCTAAGGAATTATTATGCCTACTATGGCTTCGATTACCGTCAAAAAGGCGGATGAGACCACGAACATTATTTATGATGCAGTGGCAGCAAGCGGGGGTGATGGTAGCCCCGCCGTATGGCGTCAGGACACAGGCGCAAATACGGCTCTTCCGGTCGGTCTCCGCAACATGTTCAAGTTGTGGACGGTGTCGAATGGTCCGAAGACGGCGCGGCAGACGAAGTTCAACTTCGTTTCGCCTTACGCTCTCCAGGATTCTACGACTACCAAGTTCAGCGCGAGCGATCGCGTTGTGATCGAAGGGATCATGACTGTTCCGCAGTCGATTCCGTCGGCTAATATCAACGAAGCTATCTATCAGGCTTGTAACCTGTTGGCGTCTACGTTGGTTAAGCAGGCGGCGACTGCTGGCTATGCACCTAATTAATTATTAAGGTGTAATCATGATTGAACAAGAGTCGTTGCCAAGTGATGTGACGCGACAGGCCTCTCTTTTCTATGAGGGCCTCGGAACCCCAGTCGCTCTTAGCGCGGCAGTAATGCTGCGAGAGGGTGAGTGGGGAGGTTTAGCGGCGTTGTCCGTTAAGCCGGGTAGTTATGACAATGCGCTCTCCTACTTTCGTGACGCGGCTGCGGTCGCATTCCTAAAGAAGCTTCAACAACTTCCAGGGAGTGAAGACCGTCGCGCACGCACCATTGGGAAATGGTGGGAAGGAGAGAAGGCATGTCTACTTACCAATCATAGATTGAACGCCTATATGCCCGAAAATCAGGTCTTTGACCTTCCTCGGGCGGGCGGGATCTCTGTCTTAATTGCAGAGATTCGAAAAATCATCTATGAATGGATTGGGTCCCGACCTCCGGAACTTCTGGAGGGGAGATTTGGCCCAGGTGCTACTTTTTCCGATAGAGGCGGGAAGACCACTGTACCCGATAAAATGTCTTCGAACCCTTCTCTGACACCTGACGCCGTATGGTTCCTACCACAGTGGTTTGGGAACTTATGGGGTGCTGATTTAGCACAACGTCAAGGAGAGTTGTCTTTCGTCCAGGGAAACCGTTTTGCAACGGTCCCTAAGACGGCATTGATTGACCGGGCTATTGCCTCGGAACCATCAATTAATGGGTTCTACCAACTCGCACTCGGGAGAGTGCTTCGCAAGAGATTGCGAAGAGTTGGTTGGGACTTGGACACTGCACAGGATATCCACCGGCAGGTCGCCGAATTATCCAGTGTTACTCGAGAATTTGCAACTCTCGATCTCTCAAATGCAAGCGATACCGTAAGTAAGGAGCTTGTCAGGCTCCTCTTACCCCGCGACTGGTTCGATCAGCTCGACGACCTTCGGTCGAAGAAAACGCTGATTGATAAGAAGTGGGTTGTGCTAGAGAAGTTCTCTAGCATGGGTAACGGTTACACTTTCGAACTGGAGACGATTATCTTCGCCGCTATCACTTGTGCTATAACCCGTCTTACGACGGATGGCGCAGGTGTGTTAGGCAGAGACGTATTCGTTTTCGGAGACGACATTATCTGCAAAGATGGTGTGGTCACGGAGTTAACCGCGGCTCTTCGGTTCTTTGGGTTCGCTATCAACCAGGAGAAGTCGTTTCACGGCAACTCCCCATTTAGGGAAAGTTGTGGAGCAGATTTCTTCAACGGATATAGCGTACGTCCTTTCTTTCTTAAGGATTTGCCTAGAGGTCCTGAGGGTTATATTGGGATTGCCAACGGACTTAACGCTGTAATGGAGCGGCTCGATATCTTAGGGTTCGAGCTCGACCGTAAGGCGTGGATTGCTACACTTGATTCAATTCCGATTGATGTGCGGCGTTGTAGAGGTCCAAAAGACCTCGGCGACGCTGTCATTCACGATCGTGAGGACAAATGGCAGACTCGTTGGAAACACTCAATAAGGTACGTTAGGGCGTTTATACCTTGGAAGACGAAAGTCGTCTCCTTCGGTCACTTCACGCCCGGTATCGTACTAGCTTGCGCCACCTATGGA